CACCACTTTGCAAGCTCCTCATCCGCGGTCGGTAGGCTGTTCTGCCTGTTCGTGTGATCCTGCATCCTTGCCTGTCTCGGTTGTGGATGCTCCAGCAAGTGAGCACTCGCGTACCGCTGGCTGAACTCTTGGAAGCTGAATGATCTGTGTCGCAGGATCTGTCGGCCAATGTCTCTGGTCGTCTCAATCTCCATGCAGACGTTAGCCATCTCGAAGGGCGAAAAATGACCGTGTTCCATCAGGTAGCGCAGCAGCCCTGTCTTGCCGGATGATTGATTCTCAGGATTGCTGACCCTTGCGATGTACAGGATCTGCTGATCAGCGTCTGGTGTTGCCCATTGAATTTTTGCTCTCATTTTGGAACCACCAATCCTTCCTCAAACAACACAAGCATTGTCTTGCGCCATGCCGCCTCCCAGAGTTCTTTCCGCTCCTGGTAGCTTAGTTTCGATCCTTGGTCGATCCCAGCATGACACCCAACACACAGAGCGGCAGAGTAGACGTCATGCGCCTTCATCCCCATGCCTTTTCCATACTCTGTCCAGTTCGCATGAGCAGCCTGGGTCTCACCTTCCCTGCCGCACAACTGGCAAGGTAGACTCGCCACCGCCCTGAGAAATGCCTTGTTTCTGTACATTCCACCACCTCGTTATTTCCTGTTGAAGTTCCTCTCGCCCTGACATACCTCTAGCCTTCTCGACCTGCTCTAGGTATCCTTTTCTGGATGCCTTCGGCCTCGACAGCACCCACTTTGCCTCGCAATACAGCCTGTACTCTCGGCTGTGCAAACCGACTACGCTTCCGTCTGGTAGATGCTTGGCAATCGCGTTATCGTGTCTCTCTCCACACGCATAGCACGTAAGTCGTCCGTCCACACCAGACCCCTCTCTGTCGCCCATGCAATCACCTTCTCAACATAGTCCGAGAACGCCGCGGTCGTCATCCCTGTCGTTGTCGGCTCCTGCTCGATGATGTTGCCATTTGGAAGCTCAATCACTCGGCCATTGAGAAACAGGGTCTTGAAGTAGCAATGCCAGGTCTCTGCGCTGTACTCTGACCCTGGCTTGATCTGCTCTGCAACCTCATGCAGCACAGCCCAATAGAGTGCGTTCTGAGCCGTTGTTCTGTTGGGTTTAGAGATAGACACCACCCAACCAAGTTTGGAGGCTTGTACAGCCTCTATAGCCTGTTTACGGGCATTGTCGTTAACCAGCGGAATGATCACAGTTCCACCTCCTTCAACTTCCAGCGATTGCCTTCTTTGTACCAACCATGCAGGATCACCCTCCAGCCGGATCTCAGCATCTCAGGGTAGGCTTCGGTTTCCTCGATCTTGTGTCGTCTGGCAGACAGATTGGACTTGCTTGTGACCTGGATGGCTAGGGTTTCCTTGTTGCCGATTGCCAGCAGATCGATACAGCCCCAGAGGTCATGCTTGCGCTTTGTGAATGCGTTGTAGTGCTCCACAGTCGCAACCAGATAGCCAAGCTCGACGAGGTGAGCCTTACTTCTGACCGTCAGATTTGTCATTCGCACAGTCCATATATAGATGAGCAAGCTGGGCCTTCTTCCATTCGCAGGAAGTCGTATTGCTTGCCGCCTCTGCTGGTCTTAGCCCACTCGACCATGACGTGAATTCCGTGACTGTCATGGCTTATGTTTTTATCTTTCGCGGATGGATCGTCTTGCACAGCAGCGAAAAACGTTGAACTTCCGCGCTTGCTTGCTTCGGCAACCATTCGCTCCCAGTCAGCAACCCGTTTGATTTCTTCTGGAAACCTGCGACTAATTTCAAGCAACTCGTCTTTCCGAGCGTGTATGCAAGGCATACACCCAACCCGGCCCATTCCCTGCTCATAGAGCGGGTTGTGCTTGATGCCATGCTTACGATGCATCGCAAAGCAGTCCTCTGCTGTCCACTCCAGGATTGGCCGATAGTTCCAGAGTCCACCACCAACCTCGTCCAGTTCTGGCAGATCGCGCCTTGCAAGGCTTTCGTCTGCTCGGACACCTTGCCATGACCAGATCTCATTTCCAGCGTCAAGCAACTCTAGCTGCGCCTCCACAATCGGGTTGCGCTTCAACTCCTCGCTGCAAAACCGAGCTTTAGTCGAAGGAAACCGACCTTTCCATAGACACAGATCCAAAAACGGATTTCCGGTAGGAACAAGTGCATTAAGAGCCATCAACACACGTTCTTCCGGAACCCCTTGTTCGCGCCATTTCGTAGCGACAAACTCACGCTTTCTTGCAATCTGAGCAGAGAAATCAGCCTTGATCACCCTGATCGGCAAAACTTTGTTTGAAAGGTAGTCGATGTAATCATAGGTCTGCTGGTGTTCATGACCTGTATCAGCAAACCATGCTTGAAGGTTCTCTGTCTGTCGCTCTATCGCCAGCAGCAGCAACGCTGTGCTGTCCTTGCCTCCAGACACAGATACGATGTTATGCCTTGTCATTGCCAAACACCTCCGGGCAAAGTTCGCTCGCTCTGATCCGTCCTTCCGTCAGCTTCTCGATCTGGACTGCCCTCTTGACCGGGATGCCTGTGCTTCTCCACTTGTACACAGCTTGCCTAGACAGGCGAAGCTCCCTACATAACGCGTCAGTCCCACCTACCATCGCTGACGCAGCCTTCAGTGCTCTTTCTGGGTCCATTTGACACCTCCTGATGCAATGCTACACTACAGGTTGATAGTGTGCAAACAGATGCTATAGATTTTCACTAACAAGCAACGCAGAACGATAAAAATATTTTTGTTGATGGATCGTGCAAACGTAGTCAGAATGACAACCATCGACAACAAACAAGGAGAGCAAAATGCTTATCGACCGATTGAAAGAAATTGAGAAGATTCTTGAGAAGATCATCTCGTTTGATCACAAAAATTTCAGTACAAGCAACAAGTACCTGAAAGCCGCTGACATCAAGTTCACAGACATCGTGAAATTGAATGCAACCGTCAAATTTATGTTGAATGGAGATCAAAAATGAACGATCAGAATCGGTGGGAGTACGAGGTTCAGCGCTGGCAAGAGCAGGAAGAACTCAAGCGCAACATCATCGCAGGAGTGAAGTGGACTCTTGCCTGGGGATTCTTCTTTGTCCTGATGTACACAATTCTGTCAGCATGATGCTCGACCCAGGCTTTGTCTGGGTTCCTAGCGCCGCCACAGACGTAACGCAAACATGGCGCAAATTCGGGTGGAAACCTATTTCGGAGAGAACAGATCATGAAGCAAATCGCATCCGCGCTCGTCAAAGCACAGCAAGCCTTTGGGCCAGCACTCAAGAGCAGCAGCAATCCGCACTTCCGCAGCAAATACGCTGATCTTTCCGCGGTCGTAGAGGCTGTTATTGACGGTCTGAACAAACACGGGATCTTCCTGACCCAGATCACCCATGAGTGTGACTCTGGTGTCATCGTCGAAACCATGCTCATCCACGAGTCAGGTGAAACCCTGTCTGGAGGCAAACTCCACGTTCCAGCCTCAAAGCAAGACGCACAGGGTTACGGCTCGGCGTTGACCTACGCTCGACGCTACAGCCTGATGGCAATCACCGGAATCGCACCGGAGGATGATGACGGTAACGCTGCAAGCAAAAAGACGATGAAACCTCTTGATGCAACAGCAGCCGTTAAAACGCTCTCAGAGGCTGCAACGATAGAGGATCTCAAAACCATATATGCCAAGGCTTTCAAAGCGTTCCAGGGCGATACAGAGGCTCTGAAGGCTATCGACACAGCCAAAGACGCTCGCAAAACGCAACTGATGGAGATTGCATAATGGATCAACGCTCAGACGAGTGGTTTGCCGCCCGTCTGGGCTTTGCTACTGCATCCAGAATGAACGATGCTCTAGCAGGCCCAGAGACAGCAGCCAGACGGAACTACCTGATCCAGCTTGTGACCGAGAGGCTTACAGGCCAGCAGCAGGAGTCCTTCTCTTCAGCAGCAATGCAACGAGGTACAGACCTGGAACCTGTCGCACGAATGGCATACGAGGCAACAAATGGGTTTGTAGACAAAGCAGGGTTCTACAAGCACCAGAGTATCGAATGGTTTGGCGCATCGCCTGACGGTTTGGTCGGGGACGATGGTCTGGTAGAGATCAAGTGTCCCAACAGCACCACACACGTTGACTACATCCTGTCAGGCAAAGTCCCGACAAAGTATCAGCGGCAAATGCTGGCTCAACTGGCCTGCACGGGAAGGAAGTGGTGCGATTTCGTGTCGTTCGATGACAGGCTTCCAGAACACCTGCAACTATTCGTAGTCCGGTTTGAGCCTAAGCCAGAGGAGATCGACAAGCTGCAAGAAGGTGTTATCAAGTTTCTCAACGATGTTCAGAAGGAGTACGACAAGTGCCAGTCCTATACGAAGTAACCGCAGCGGGTGAGAAGTACACAGCTAAAGACGGGTCGGAAAAAACCAAGTGGATCAGGATCGGAACAGTCATCCAAACTAAAGCAGGCAGAATGTCGCTCAAGATTGAGTCCATCCCTGTCGGATGGGATGGTTGGGCTAGCCTGATGGAGCCTCGCCAAGACGAGCCAAAGAAGTCTCGACAGCCTGGGGATGACGATGACCTCCCCTTCTGATCCCATCAATCCAAAGCATTACCGCAAAGGTCATGTCGAGTGCATCGACGCACTAACCGCAGCGTGTCATGACCTCCACGGGTTAGAGTCGTTCTGCACAGCTAACGCAATCAAGTACCTGTGGAGGTGGAAGCAAAAGAACGGAGTCGAGGATCTGCGAAAGGCTCAATGGTATATCGACAAACTCATCGAGATAGCTCAGCCGCAGTCTTAGCAACCTCCAACACTCTGCGTGTCCAGCCCCTAGCAAATGTCGGGAAGTGCGGCAGGCTCTGGAGAAACTCCAGACGCTTGTCGCAAACTTCCTGTGCCAATTCAGCCGCATTACGAGCCTTTACAGCCTCAACAGTCTTAGGGCCAATAGACCCGTCTTTCGTGGCTCCCACGCACTCCTGAAGCATCCTAGAGGCTCTAGCAACACCAGAGTTCACAGCAAAGTCGAACACAGCATAGTCAACACCAGGAGGCAGGTCATCGCCTCGAACACGATCCCAGTAGTTCTTCCGATAAAACGGTTTGACAGTCTCAGTCGTAAGGTCACGCATCTCCTGCTCTGTCACCTCTCGACCAAGATACTCCTCCCACGCTGCTTTCGTAACACCGAGGTTAGTCATACCACCAGGATCTTGCGGATGCTCAACGAATCCACCCTCATGCTTAATTACCATCTGAAAGCAGATGTCAAACTTCATTTCTTTGCCCTCATGTCAATAATTTTCTCAAGGGTTCGACCACCGAAATAGAACGACATGATCAACATCCCCCATTGCCCCAAAAGCTGAACGTAGCTTTCGTTTGTGTCCTTGCCAAACGCAGACATCATTGCAAACGTAAAGTAGCCAGCAAGAATGAAGATCAGCGTCATCGGCCTGATGTTCTTTGAAAGCCAACTGTCAGACCTCATATCAGCAGCATGACGATCAGTCAGGTTCTGCTGCTCTGCCTTGAACAGTTCCGTCTCATTCGCCATCTTTGCTAATTCACCAGACTGCTCTAACTGAGCCAGTTCAGCCTGTGCTTTAGCTTTGGCCTCCGGGTCAGGAACAACCTTATCAAGAATCTTGGTTGCGAACGGCAGTAGTGCTGTCAACGCTGGAAGCATTGCGCTTCTCCAATGCTGTAGATAAAGACTTGCGACCAACGACACCACCGATTGCGCCAATGCACAGCAGCATGATGTCTTTCAAAATCGCCAGGAAAGCCTCGTCAATCGGGCTAATCCGATCCATGTCGTGTTCAACAAACAAAACACCACCGAGAATTGTCAGCACAGACACAACAAGGATGCCGGTCAGCGACAGGGTGATGATTGCCCATACACGAACCTCAATCTCGTCGTTGCTCATGATTGCGAGATGATGAATGCGATGATGTGCCACAGTATCAGACTTCCTGTAAACAGGATGACACCGATAAAAGCGTAATCCGTCACCATCCTGATCAACTTCTTACGCCTGCGGATCTGCTCATAGACCATCTTCTCTCGCTTCTCTTTGATGCCCCTCCGCATCATAATAAATTCGTTGTAGCCTTCTTTCCCAAGCCACCACAGTTCACCAAGTGTGAACATATGCCGGATCTCTTCCTCCATCTGCGCGATCTTAATCTTCGCAGCATACGCATCGAATGCTTCAGCAGTCGCTGATTTAGCGAACACCAGTTTCTTAAACAATGGAGGAGGCTTGTTGGCGTTTTCCTCTTCTGTCCGAATCCACTCTTGCAGATCAGCAACAGCGCCAGCCCACTTTCCTAGCTGACCGAAAATATCTTCAGCCTCTCTGCCAACTTCAACAGCAGCCTTCAATCCATTAAAGACTGCTGTTGCAGTAGCTAATAGGCTGACTGGATCAAGCATTACTTAATCCACCCGTCCCAGGCTGCTTTCATCACCAGCAAAGCAGCCCCGATACCTGCTAACCACTTCATGAACGCAACAAGCGTCTGAGCGGTTTTCCAGGCTTCTGCGAGGTCTTTGATCGAGTGGTTTAGGTCATCAACCTTTGACTCGATCTTTTCAACGTGTGCACGGAGTTGCTCGACCTCGCTCATGAAACCCTCTTCCACATATAGACCGTAATGTACGGCTGAAGGTTGGCATTAGTTCCGCTTGTTCCCGTTTCCCCGGTATCACCTGACACATTGTGCGTATGATCGGCTGATGTGCCACCAGTTGTAAACGTGTGATCATGCGAACCGGCTGTAGATGTAGCCTGATCGTCTGGGAACGATCCAATATTTGATCGAGTACCAACAGGGCCACTAGTACTCGTTCCACCAGTTCCGTTTGTTTGTGTGTGGTTATGTGAGCCAGCGGTTGCAGTTGTTCCGCTGTGCGTA